TATCTATCGACGATGTTTCGTTTCTTAAGCGCAAGTTCGTGAAATCTCCATCGCGTGGGATGATCGAGGCTCGCCTTGATGTCGAATCATTATATAAGATGATGGAATGGTTTATTCCGTCGCATGTAATATCTCAGCAAGACCAATATGCAGCAATGTGTGATGGATTTCTGAGAGAGTTTTATTTCCACTCCGATGATGAAAGGGAATACAATGAGGTTCGCTCGTTCTTACAAGAGGAACTCAAAAGGCTAGATGTACTTAATTGTGATCTGCCGACTTATCATAAAATCACTTCTCAACTCAATGAGAGCGATAATTCAGGGGCTGCTGATTCTGCTTGCAAGAACGTGGATTCAGTCCAGCAAGAATGTTTGATAAGGACAGAAGGAGAGTTGTTTAGCTCGTTTTGCTTGTTTTCTTACCTTCTCAAAAATCATCTGAAAATGAGATCTTGCAACCTGTCCATTGATTGTGCCTTCGTGGATAGAGATTATTGGCATACTGAAAATAGAAGAATTTTAGAGACTCATCCGCTGAAGGATGCCCGCCCCATGGGTAGTTGGGGAAACGATTTGCAGTCAGATCTTGCTGAGTTGAAACTAGCTCGAGATGAGTTGGAACTGAAACTCGAGGGTAGAGCAAATCTCTCTCAAGTCCGTAAACATCCACGTCATGAGATAGTTAAGGATTTCGAGAGTGATTATGCTGAAATGGCGGCTCTAGCAGATATTGTAGCCACAATAGGTGTTCTTGAGAAAAAGAATGGAAGGCAGTACTATCATGTATTTTCCGAATCAGGTGAGCTCAGAAGTGGAGAAATCACTGGGATGAATGATCGAGAGACCTTCGCGAATATGGACGGTGAGGACGAGAAAATTGTCAACACTCCCAATTCATGGCTCATCAATAATGGTCAGATGACAAAGTACGATATTGATGATTTCTTTCGAAGACCTGTTGAGATAGGTAGTTTTGGAGCAGCATTGGGCTCTACAGTTAGTACTCATTTTGATGTGTGGGATCTCTACACGCTTGAACCTGCTGTTCGCGCCAAATTGAGAAATTATGCATATTTGCGTGCCAATCTTAAAGTAGAGATAAGTGTGTCTGGCTCTCCATTTCATTATGGACGCCTGCTGTATTCTTACCAGCCCTATGACACTAATAATGCTACTTTGGTTGAACTTCTTGCTAAACCAGCGTATAGACCCATGCTTTTGAATTATTTGTCACAAGCTCGAGGAGCAATTTCTTATGATATTAAAGCAAATGAGTCTGTTGTTATGACGTGTCCTTTTATCTGTCCAAAGCCTGCTTTTCGCCTGTTCAATAGTAGCTCAACTGTTATCAGTGATGCTACTTCATTTGACGATATGGCGAGATGTGGTGCGCTTTACATTTATAGTTTAAATGATATTGCAGCAGTTAATGTAGGAGCATCACCTATCTCTGTTCAGATATATGCTTGGCTTGAGGACGTTGAATTAGGTTGCCCTACTGCAACGCAGATCGCCATTACATCTGAGTCGGAGGATTTGGACGAGCGCAAAACTGGTCCTGTCGAGAAATTCGCGACAAATGCTATGGAAGTTACACGTTTGGCTGAGTCGATACCATTGATTGAGCCTTATGCAAAAGCCAGTAGTATTGTTATGGATGGAATGAAGGGAATTGCATCTATCTTCGGTTGGTCTAGACCTCCGATGATGGAAGAACCAAGATTTGTGAAGAATCGACCCTTTACTAGTGCTGCGCTTACTATAGGTAGTAGTACCACGGATCGAATTGTTATGGATCCAAAACAAGAGTTGGTAGTCGATCCCAGAGTTGTTGGAATTGAGGAGGACGAGATGGTGATAAATGCCATATCTGGTAGGGAGACTTATCTTACCACATTTGAGTGGGATCCTACTGCAGATTTATTGTCTAACCCCATCTGGCGGTGTAAGGTTCACCCCCAGCTCAAC